TTTTACCCTACCCGGTCTAGGATGGGGGGAGTATACTGGTATAAGAGTCTATACTGTCCTCTTTTCCAGACATTACATGTAAACTAAACCAGTAGACCGTATTAACTTCCTGTATAGTTAATATAGGAGTTAGTATTACGTGAATACCAGTCTAGTGGTTTTCGTTCCGAAAACTATTACGTGTCGATTATGACACTTGTTTGGAACTACTTACCAAGTTTAATTACACAATCAAATACCCGATATGGCCTTGCAAAGTTTTTCCATATCGGGTATTTTGTTCTGTAATTAATTACAGACCAAGTGCAGTCTTGGCGAATGTAGTCGCCTGTTCCTCGTTATACTTACCGGAAGCAACAAGAGACTTGACCATCGTCTTGACCTGTAAGTCCACATTGTTTTCCAATGTAGGCTTTTCGATTCCTGCCGCGTCTAGAACTTCCTGCATGCTCTTTTGACGAGCATTCGCCTTACGTTTGGCATTCACGTAATTGCGAATATCATCAGCATCAGGCTGTTCCTTTGCAGGAATTTCATCACCTTTCTGTAGCATTTCGTAGCTACCTGAAAATGCAAGTGGCTTGTCAAGTGGCTGGCCATATGCATTCTCAATCGTGCCCTTGAACGTCTCTGTTATCATGTGTCCCCTTCTCGTTACAATTGTCAGTCACGGAATTGTGAACTGACCTAGACCCTGAGATAGAGTCTAACATACTACCTAGTCATTGTCAAGTAAATTATGTGGTTTTCGTGGCGTCGTAACCGACTGTCTTAAACATTTCAATGAACTGCGCGCGGTCGTCGGGAGTAAGCATACGAATTTCTTGTGCAAATTCCTGTAGTGACTGATTCGGTTTCAGTCCAAAAAATTCACGGCAGGCAAGGATAAAGGTAACGTGTTTCAAATCCATGTTTTTCTCCTAAGACAATAGACTAGGTAGTCTATTAGACTCTATCGCATGTATAGGTTAAGCCTATCCACATGATAGAGTCTTTTGTTACGAATATGGGATTTAATACACTGCCTAGTTGATTAGTTAGTTGTTATTCGGTAACTAGTCTAGGATTGTTCCGGAAACGAAAGTGTTTTACAAGCCGGATGACTGGCTTGTAATTCCTTAACTGTAATCGTTTCACTTCACGATTGAATCGACGACCATTAACTGTCTTTTTCGTGATTGACAAACGCGCGTAGGGTGAAATTAACATTGTAGTCTGCCCTTTCTAGGCAGTATATTAAATCCCATATTCTTCCGTCTATACACTCCACCTAAGTTTGATATAGACGGGCGACAGCGTATTAAGATATTAAGTAGGCTGCGCTTATCAGCCTTGTCGTTTATTCGTGATAAAGAACGCTGCACAATGCCCGTTTGGCTTTATCGGTAGAGCACTCACTACTGAGTGCCGAACCATCGAACACCATGATGTAATACATGGTTCATGCCACTACATGTAATGTTGGCTAAGTCATCTAAAGTCTGTTCAAGTCATGTAAAGTCTCCTTGTATCCGTGACAAGTTATGTCACATAAACAAAAAGTGTCAGCAAATAATTGTCACACGCACAGTTTATCCACAGTATAGTGTAATTATTATATACTGTATGTAGTGTATACTATATGTTGTGTAGAGTATGGGGGTATACCCCTATATATTGGGTCCCATATTGGCATGAAAATTGCAGCGGTTGCTTATGAATCTCTCTAATCAAAAATTAAAGGGTCCCATATTATGGTTCCATATATTATTTCCTTTTCTTTTTTATTCTCGGATGATTTCTAATCCAACTTAATAATCGACACCTAGTAGAACAAAATTTACTATCTTTACGATGACTAGATGGAATGGAGCCATCACACTCCTTACATATTCTCATACATATATCATATCCGTTGACAACGGCTTTGTCAAGTCGGTCGATAAGTCATTGACTGTGAACCACTTCCAGACTTGACTTGCTTGACTGGAGCATGATACGCTAGTCCAATTTTGGTGTAATAAGTAATATAGGATAGCAAAATGAATCCATCAGATGATGCTAAGAAATTAATGGAAGAAATCAAATTAGATAGTCCAACAAAGATTCCTGAACCAATCAAAGTAGCCGAAAAGTTTGAAGTAAAAGAAACTAAGCCAATTGATAATTTAATTAATGAAGCAAGAGAAAAGAACATGTCAATTCTTCAAGGATTGAACGTGAAGCCAAATACATATGATAAGATTATGGTCATACTGAAAGATGGTGGAATGGATTCAGCTTCTCAAATCAAATCCTTAGAAAAAATTAAGGAAGTATTAAATGAAAAAGAAAACTAGAATTAAGAAAGTAGATAAAAAGAAAAAAAGAAATCCCCAAGATACCACATTGCGTAACGTAAGGGCAGCTAATAAAAAACTAGACGAATTAGATATTAAAGTTGACAATCTTTTCAAGGAAAGAAATCAAGACAGACGAAATAATTCTCATAAACTAGAATTAATTAGAACTGCTTTACGTGAATCTGGTGCTGATAGCAATTCACAAGAAAAATCTTTTCTTAGAATAAAAGAAATTCTGGGTTGGTAATCTTATGAGTATGGGTATCGTAAGTGATGAAGATTTCGAGAAAGAAATAAATAAAGTTACTAAAGCTGAAATAATTCCTTTACCAGAAAAAGGTAGAGGTAATGGAAATAAAGAAGTTCCTGAGTCATTAAGAAAGATTATAGGAGAAACAAATGAATTAGATTCTAGAACTGAAGCATTAGCACTTGCGCGCATGTTTGATATATCAGATTCCTCAGTTTCTGCCTATTCTAATGGTGCGACTAGCACCACAACATATAACCAACCTAATCCAGACCTAAAAAATCATATCGACAATACAAGAGAAAGAATACAAAAGAAAGCTCGTGGTAGACTATTTGATGCATTAAAACATATTACTGAAGAAAAATTAGCAAGTGCAAATGTAAAAGCTGTATCAGGTGTGGCTCGTGATATGGCTGCTATTATAAAAGATATGGAACCAGAAAAAGGTTCTAATGAATCTGATAAACAAAAACCTCAATTTGTATTTTATGCTCCACAATTTAGAGATGAGCGTTCATTTGATGTGATTCACGTTAAGGAGTAATCATGCCTAGTCAAGTTACGGTTACTGCAAAAACTGGTCCTGCTGTTCAAGCAACTTCCCTAGTATTAGCAAATGTAACATCTATGGTAGTTGATATGGACCGGAAAGTCTTGCAAGTTTATCAGGGTTCATTGTTAAGTGGTCCGGCTAAAGAGTTTGATTTGAATGGTGTTACTACATTAACTGATACTATTAGTGGTGCAAATCATACCATTGTTGTATCATGATAGAAAGAATAGCATTAATTATATCAATGTTATTGGGTATAATTTCTGTTGCTACAGTTGTATTCTATGCAGGATATAATTTCAAAACACTTCAAGGATTAAGAAAGACCATGCACGAACTTAATGTATGGCGACAAGATTTAATGGTAATCCTTGATACAAGATATGTTCGTGCTGATGTTTTTGGTATTAAACTTGATAGAATAGATGAACAAGTAACAGATATACATAAGATATTGGAACAACGTAGTAAGAAATAAATTAGAGGAATTACATGGCAAGAATGCGATTGTGGCGAAAAATACTAGATGCTAAATCAGCGTTGAATGCTGTATCAGATGAATTAAATGCATCTGATTTAGGTTCAATAGATGAACTTTCTTTCTATATAGTATTTGGAGCAGGAACTTCTGCTGGTGCAGTTCAAATAGAATCTGCACATTTAACTGGATATACTGGAACATGGGCAGCAGAAGGTTCAGCTGTTGCATGGGTAGCTGCAACAAGAGTTCATAAAGTAAGTATTGCTGGTACTTCTTTTATCACACGCGCACGTATTAGCACTGGAATTGTTGGTGGAACTGTAGATGTTTGGGTTAAAGCTGCTGGATAATTTTGAGAGGATAATAATATGCCTGATATAGCTCCAAAAGAAGAAGTAATTACATTTTCGGAAATTTCTACAATGTTAGACAAGGCAATGGTAGATATTGTAGAAAAGAAAAAAGTTTTTGATAAAGCTACTCTGGCTGTTCAAGTTGCGAGTAGTAGTTATCAAGATGCTTTGAATAAAGCTAAAGTATTAAGAGTTAAACTCAATGATAAATTGAATGAAACTTTAGGTAGTGAGTCAGATAGAATTAGAATATCTGCATAGTTTATGACTCTCAAAAAAGACGGTATTACACAAGTTAATACTGGTGGCGGAGGAAGTAGTATAGTTATTACTGACGGTGGGGTCGCGGGTGAAGCTGAGGTAATTAATTCTATTCCAGTAGGAACTGAATATGGATTAGTAGTTCGTCCTATAGACGGTGGAGGTGGAGGACCAGCTACTATAGCAGATGGAGCAGATGTAGCGGAAGGCGCTACTACTGATGCCGCTGTAATTACTGATACAACAGGAACTTTAAGTGCTAAATTAAGGGGACTAATTAAGTGGGCCTTTGAAAGAATGCCAGCTTCATTAGGCCAAAAAGTTATGTCGGCATCTTTACCTGTTACTATAGCATCAAATCAATCATCATTATCAGTAACTGAAACTGAAATTAGAGTTACTAATGCAATCGAATTTTTTGTTCCAGACCAGGCAACAGCAGTTCAATTGATAGATGTTGATATAACTGGTTTCCGTAGAGGAATTTCTATAGTTAATGATTCAAGTGCCGACCTTTATATCAGATGTGGAGGGGTTGCTTCTCTAGTTAATTATACGGCAAGAATTATAAAGAATGGTTACTGGGAATCTCCATTTCGATATGCAGGTGATGTTAGTGGAATTTGGACTTCAGACCCTAATGATGGAGCAGCTAGAATAACGGAGTTCCAAGTTTAATGCCCTTATTCAATCCTTCTACTAATATTCAAATTAACTTATTAGGATTAGATGGTATTGATGGAGAAGATGGATTAAGTATACCCGGGCCTATTGGACCACAAGGTCCAGCAGGAGGTGGTGGAGCAAGTTGGACTATAATAGAAAAAGATTTAGGTTCTCTTAATTGGCGTGGCAAGTTTACATTAATTGATGCAGTTATTACTCCAACTAGTAAAGTAATTATTCAACAAGCACCCGGCCCTTATACTGGTAAAGGAACTAGAGCAGATGAAGCTGAAATGGACCCAATATGGTGTTTTGCTGAATCTGGTAGTGGGCAAGCTATTATATATTGGAGGACCATAAATTACGTTGTTGATGTTCCATTAGAAGATAGAAGATTAGCACCAAACTTAACCTTAACAAAAGATGCTAATTCTTTTAGAAATAATAGACAAATATTGGGCAAAGTAAAAGGTAATGTTAAGTTTCAATATACTGTAGCTTAAAATATGGCTGTTATTGAAGGTGGAGTTTCCGCAGCATTATTAGGAGTAGGCGCACAAGCACAGGCTTCTGCCTATGTAGAATCTCGTCCTATATCTTATGGAGCATTAGGTCACTATCGTATTCAATCTGTAACAGGAATATTAGCAGCGACATTAGCAGCGGGAACAGCAACAGCTGGACATGTATTTGCATTTAGATGGGGAGATGCCACTAGACTTTGTATTATAACTAAACTTAAAACCAGATTTCTTCCATTAACTCTATTTACTGCTGCTACATTAACTGACCATACTTCATTTGATGCATTTATAGTTCGTGGATATTCTGCATCGCATTCTGGCGGAACTCCATTAATACCTACTGGTAATAATGCTAAGATGCGAACCAGTATGGGAACATCATTAGTAACGGACATAAGAATTTCTACTACTATTGCATTAACAGCAGGAACACATACATTCGATGCATTTCCATTTGCTCAATCGTTAAGAAAGGGTAATAGGACAAATCCTGCTGCGGCTACAGAAGAAGTAATTCAACCTACTACAGATGGTATGGATTTAGATTTTTCAATGGCAGATGGCGACCATCCTATTACACTTGTTCAGAATGAAGGTATTGTCATACGTAATAGAACAGTATGGCCTGCTGCAGGAACAGGTATTTTAACAGTTTTAATTGGATGGGCAGAAGTTACTGCATTTTAATATGGCTACTCGTTCAATTATGAGAAGTATAAGTGCTACTCTTGGATTGGGTGGCACTGTAGATGTAGTGCAATTTTCTCTACCATGTAGCACTGTAAGAATTTATAATCAAGGTGGAACAGCTCTTTATGTAAGAGTAGATGGTGTTGACCCTACTACCGATGGTAGCGATGGTTCATTTTTAGTTGAACCTAATTCAAGTAAATTATTTGCTATTCCAAATGTAACTTCACCTGAAATAAGGCTTGTCAGTAGTTTATTAAATCTTAGTTATCGAATTGAGTGTGCATCATAAAATGGTAAATTCAAAATTAGCAGTTGGATTGGCATTATTTATAAGTGGTATTGCTGCTCAATTAAGTGGAATGCAACATGGATGGTTAGATGCACTTACTCCAATGTTTGTAAGTGGAATGTTAATTCAATTATCAGGTTTTATTCTCTCCGTATGGGGTGGTATTGAAACTAAACCATATAGAGATATAAATTCTAAAACTCGTTCATCAGATAATGAAAGGGAAGAAAATGACAAAAAATAAATGGTTTGCTTTGGTAAAAATGTTAGCTCCTATAATTTTAACAACTGTTAGACCTGAATTGGCTCCAATTGCAGATAAAATTACAGATGGAATTGAAGAAGCTGAGAAACTTAAGGAAGCAGGAACTATTAAAGACAAGCTAAAACATGTTCAATTAATTGCTAGTAATGCTGCTGATTCAATTAACATTGCTAAAGGTAAAGAAGTAATTGATAAAGAACATCTTGATGCAGCAGTTAACGAGGGAGTTTCAACTGTTATTCATGCTATAAATATTGTTAATAAGAAATGACTTTAAATATTACACAAACAGTTTTGGATAAAAATCATTGGCGTCCTAACAGGAAGCAAGAACTGTTTTTGTCTTTACCTCTAACTATTAAAGAAGCAATGTATGGTGGTGGTGCAGGTAGTGGAAAATCAGATGTGCTCTTGCTCTATGGAATAATTCATAGATGGCATGAAAATCCAAAATTCAAACAAGTATTTCAACGTCGAACTAGACCTGATTTAAAGAAAGAAATTGTGGGAAGAACTAGAGAGATTTATCCGAAGTTTGGCGCAACATATAATGGAACTGATATGATTTGGACGTTTCCACGTCTAGACCAATTCGGTTCTGGAATGAGTAATTCAGGCGCGCAAATATTCTTGGGTCATTGTGAAGAAGAAAAAGATGTTCACATGTATGACTCAATGGAAATATCCCTTTATACTCCTGATGAGCTTACTAACTCTACAGAATATATTTATTTATACATTGCCTTTGAACGTAACAGAGCACCTAAAGATTCTGGATTACCAAGTATAACCAGAACTGCTGGAATGCCTGGTGGTGTTGGACATACCTTTGCGAAGAAAAGATTTGTAGACCCATATAAAGGAAATTATAAGAATGGTGAGAAAACTGTAATTATAGGTAGAGGTGGAAATAAAAGAATTTATATTCATGCTACTTTAAAAGATAATAAGGAACATATAGACCCAACTTATGCACAATCTCTAGCGGGTAGACCTGAAGCTGAAAAGAAAGCTAAATTAGATGGTGATTGGGATGCATATCTTGGTCAAGTATTTGATGAATTTAGGGATAAACATTATCCAGATGAACCTGAAAATGCAATTCATACATGTCATCCTTTCGACATTCCTGCATGGTGGCCTCGCTTTATTATAGGTGATTGGGGATATACTGCAATGACCTACATTGGTTTCTATGCAGTATCTCCACAAAAGAGGCTTTATCTTTATAGAGAACTTTATTGGTTAAAAACTAAGATTGCAGATTGGGCACCTGTTATTAAGGATTTTACTAATAGGGAGAATCCTAAAATCGTAAAGTTTTGTAAATCAGCAGGACAAGATAGGGGACAAGAACATACTATTCAGGAACAGATTGAAACCGCTTTAGGTCAGCCAATTGAATTGAGTAATAATTCTCCAGGTGCGCGCGTGGCTGGTAAAATGTTAGTCCATGAATACCTTAGATGGAAAGAGAAACCTGTAATTCCTGTAGATGAAATGCCTGTCTACAATGATGAATATGCATCTTGGTTATTAAGAAATAAAGGTCTAATAGATTACAAGTCATATCTTTCAATATTTGACCCACCTGAACCAGAAACTAATATTCCAAAATTACAAATCTTTTTATGTGAAGCAGATGAACATGAAGGGCATCCGAATTGTTGCCCTCAAATGATTAACTCAATTAGGGCATGTTCATATGACAAGAAATCAAAAGATGGAAAACCAGCAGAAGATGTAGCAGAATTTGAAGGTGATGACCCATATGATGATTTGAGATATGCAGTAGATACTGCTGATAATTATTTTAGAGATGCTCAATCCGAATTTGAAAAAATACAGAAACAAGAAGAAATTATAAGAGTCTTAAATGAAAATAAAGATTGGACTGCTTACTATAGAAATATGGCTGCGATGGAAGCAAATAAACCAATGCAAGTAGTTAGTAGATATCATCATAGGCATTAATTATGTTTAATTGGATTAGAGAATACTTGGAACTCAAATATGAATTTAAAGAACGTAGTTCTAAATGTGAATCATGTGAAACTCTAAAAATGCAACTTGAAATTGCAAACCATGAAAAGAGCCAATTATTAACTCGGCTATTAGAAAAGCCTGAATCAGAAGTTAGACCAGTTCAAACTGAAGAAATAAAACCTATCATGCCAAAAACTGTTCCTTGGAATGTTCGTAGACAAATGATTGAAGCTGAAGATAGAGAGAAAGCTAAATTAATGAGAATAGCTCCTAAACCTATTGTTAAGACAGAAGATTTGGAAAAAGAATTATTAGATGCCGAAAAATCAAGAGAAGCAGAAGGTAGTTAAAACAACTCCTTCACAGGGAATACTACAGCGCATTTTTGGTTCTTCAACTATGACTCCTGAAATGGAACAAGGAATTAATATTGCAAGGAAAGAAAATCCTAATTTGGCACCAGTTCAGCCATATGGAATGATTAGTAGAATAATGCAACCAAACGCAATGGGTTATACTTCTCCTGGCAGAACTATTTATTTGAATCCCAGAACTATGGAAGGTCAAAATCCACAAGATGTTGCAGATACTTTATTGCATGAACAAACACATGTTAATCAAATGAATCAAAGGGGATTTGGCCCTACTAGAGAATTTTTACATGAAGCATTTTCAGGAAATGAACCATATCATCGTAGGCCAGATGAAATTGAAGCATATCAATCTGAAGTTCAACGTAGAGCAAGAATGGGAAGAATGCCTACTGCCGTTCCTAGTTTTGAAACTGGTGAAATGATTACTCCTGGTGATATATATCTTCGTTCTTCTAAAAAGATGATTAATACTGGACCAAGTAATAGGAAATAATATGCCATATGATGAAGTAATGCATAAATTCAAGCATGGTCAATTACATTCTGGTTCTAAAAAAGGACCACCTGTAAAGAATAGAAAACAGGCAATTGCAATTATGATGTCAGAAAAGAGAAAAGCTGGTGAAGGTAAATCTGAATATAAATCAAAGAAAAAAGGTATGAAAACTGGTCCTTCTGATAAAGTGAAAGCTAAGCATAAGGTGAATTAATGTCATCATTACCTAAGGTTAAATTAAGTGGAGGGGACTTCTTTCTAAATGAAGATAACTCTGAATTTAATTATGTAGGTTCAAGTGAATTTGGTGATTGGAAAAGATTCAATTTACCTAATGGCCCAGAAGCTCTAGTAAGACCAAATCTAACTGAGAGAAAATTAGTTAGGGATTCAATTGGATATAAAGGACCAGTTGTTAATAGAGTATTTAGATATAGCGACCCTGGTAATCCTTTTGGTATATTACCTAGCCAAGTTGATTTCTCTAAGGTAAATGCATTCCTAGATTTATGTGCTGAATATAATGTGTATGTTGATTGGACTTGTGGGGATTCACAAAAATCCTACATGCTTCCAAATGTTAATGACCAACAAAAATGGCTAGATGATTTCTGTGCGAATGTTTCTCGTTTTTGTTTCATGGAAACTTGTAACGAACCATTTAAGAATGGTCAACTTCCTCAAAATGGTGTTAAACCCCATTCTAGTGAATGGTATCTCCGTGATAGTGGTAATTATGTATTTATAAATGATAATACAGTTTGGGAATATCAATATGATTTAGATTTCATATCATTTCATGGTGATAGAAATAATGACCCTATTAGATGGCCTAAATGGGTATGTGATTTAGATGATTCCATTTCTACTTTAAGAAGTAAAGTTAATAAACCAGCAGTATTAAAGGAACCAAATAAATTTGGTCCATATTATACTGACCCTTCTTATGCTCGTATACTTGGTCTTAGAGCTAATATGGGTGGGGTAACTTTTCATTATCAAAAAGGTTTGGAATCAAATGGATTTGATGAAGCTAGTAAAGTAGCTTATGGTGAATTTTTTCGTGGTGTAAAAGGTTCTTTGGGATTATGAAAGAACCATCAGAAAGAATACAGAAATTACTGAAAACAGTAATTGATGAATTTAATAAGGAAGATTTTGCTATAAGAGAACGACAAATTCTCAAGTGGAAACGTCTGAAATTACTTTGGGAATCTTTTAGTAGAGTATGGTATTCCGAAGTCGCGCATGATTGGAGAATATGGGACGAGTCATCTATAGAAGAAAGTGATTCCGACCAAGCATATTATGATAAACCAGTCAATGTGTTTCGGGCTTATTTGGAATCTATCATTGCAGCTTTATCAGTTACAGTTCCTCCCGTTAAATCTTATCCAGATGATGCCGATAATACATTAGACCTTGCAACAGCGAAGGCCGGAGATAAAATAGCGGCATTAATTTTTAGGCATAATGATGCTCCCTTACTTTGGCTTCATGCACTCTTTGTTTTCTGTACAGAAGGAATGATTGCTTGTTATTCATATCCTAAAGCTGATAAGAAATATGGAACTTATGAAGTAAAGACTACTAAAGATGAGTTGGAAGAACATGAATATACTAGATGCCCTGAATGTGGTTATGATATCGATGACCAACAGTTAACTCCTGAACTTCTTGCTATTAAAGAAAAACTTGCTCAAAGTGAAAATTCATTTCAACCTGGTCCTGAAGATGTTGAACTTCAAAATATAGTTCAGAATGAACCTCAATTGGAAGAATGTCCTAATTGTTTGGAGCAAATAGCTCCATTAGTAGTTAGGGAAAATCTAATTATCGAAAGATTAGTTGGAACTACAAATGAACCAAAATCAAGAATTTGCATGGAAGTCTATGGTGGACTAAATGTTAAAGTTCCAAATTATGCAAGAACACAAGAAGAATGTCCTTACTTAAGATATAGTTATGAAACAAATTACGTAAATGCTATGGAGGATTTTCAGCATTTACAAGGCAAAGATAAAAAGGATGAAATATATAAGAAGATTAGAGAAAGCACAGGACCACATGACCCCTATGAACAATGGGGTAGATTAAATCCGCAATATAATGGTGAATATCCAACTAATGTTGTAACCATGAATAATTGGTGGTTACGACCTTGTGCATTTAATGTATTACCAGATGAAGCAGATATAAAAGAACTTAAAAAAGAGTTTCCAAATGGTGTTAAAGTAAGATTAGTAAATGATTGTTTTGGTGATGCAAAAAATGAAGCACTTGATGATTGTTGGACTTTGGATAGGAATCCTTTGGCTGACCATCTACACCATGACCCACTTGGTTTGTTACTTGTAAGTATTCAGGAAATTACAAATGACTTAATTTCTCTTATTTTACAAACTATTGAACATGGTATTCCTCAAACATTTGCAGACCCTGGAGTATTAGATTTTCCTGCATATAGACAAACTCCTGCTATTCCCGGCGCGATTTATGAAGCTAAACCAAAAACGGGTAAAGCAGTTTCAGACGCATTTTATGAAGTAAAAACAGCCACTTTATCACAAGAAATAATGCCATTTGCTCAGAATATTCAATCCCTCGCACAACTTGTGTCAGGTGCATTACCTAGTTTATTTGGTGGACAAATAGAAGCTGGTTCAGGAACCGCATCTGAATATAGTATGTCACGCGCGCAGGCTTTACAGAGACTTCAATCTACATGGAAAGTGCTAATTGCATGGTGGAAAACTATTTTTGGTAAAGCTATTCCAATGTATATTGCGGAAACTAAAAATCAAGATGATGAACGTGATGTTCAAAGAAGTAAAGATGGTTCATTTATAAATATTGTTATTCATAAAGCCGACCTTGAAGGTAAGATTGGTAAAGTAGAATTAGAAGCTAACGAAAACTTACCAATGACTTGGAGCCAGCAAAAAGATGTTTGGATGCAACTTTTACAAGCATCTAATCCTGCAATTCTAGATATTATGGCTGCTCCTGAAAATCTTCCAATAATGAGAAATGCTATTGGACTCAATGATGTATTTGTTCCTGGTGAAGATGATAAAGACAAACAGAATGATGAAATTAGACTATTACTTAATTCCGAGCCACTTCCAAATCCAGAAGATATTGAAGGAACGATGCCAGAATTACCATCAGTAGAAATCGAACCTGATTATGATAATCATAAAGTTCACTTTGAAATTTGTCGTAAATGGATTATAAGTGAGGAAGGTAGACAAGCTAAATCAGAAAATGAACCTGGTTATCGAAATGTATTATTACATGGAAAATTGCATTTGATGCAAATACAGATGCAAATGATGCAGGAACAAATGGCTACTGAAGGTAAAGGTGTTGTGCCATCAGAAAAGCCCAACCAATTAAATAGGGAAACACCCATACAAGGTGAAGAAAATGTTTCTACGATTCAATAATTTATTTTATCCTGCTTCTGATGTAACTTTAGGAACTCCGTCTAGTGAGATGGGCAAAGAGGAAATGATTGAGTTCTTAAAGGATGATGAAGAAATTGAAAAAATTCCTCTAAAAGAAGATGATAAAAAAGATGAAAAGGATAAAATCAAGGATAAAGAAAAGACGAAGGAAGATGAGATTAAAGCAGAGGATGAGAAAGATAAAGATGAGGAAAAAGATGAAGGGGAAGAAGAATTAAAGGAAATTGAGGAAGAATTAGAAGAACCACCGGAAGAAAAATTAGAATTAATGGCACCTGCGCGCCGGAGAGATATTCTTAAAAAATATCCTACCTTATTTAAAGACTTTCCATATCTTGAAAATGCTTATTATCGTGAACAACAATTTACTGAAATTTTTCCTACTCCTGCTGATGCTAAAGATGCCTTAGAAGCTAAGGATACTCTTAATAAATTTGAAACTGATTTAGATTCAGGTAATATAGAAAATGTTCTTAAAGCAGTTAAAAGTGCCAGCCCAAAATCATTCAATAAAGTTGTAGATAATTACCTTGTTACTTTGGGTAAAATTGACCCTGGAGCGCATCAGCATGTTATAGGAAATATTATCAAGCATACTGTAATGGCAATGGTTGCTGAAGGTAAAAGAAAAGGTAATGACGAATTAAATGAAGCAGCTGAAAAAATATATGAATTTGTTTTTGGAACTTCTGATTTCAAACCTCCTTCTAATTTGAATCGAGAAGAATCAGATAAAGAGGAGTCAGAAAATAATAAACTTAAGGAAGAAAGACAAGCATTTACTAAACAGAAATTTGAAGCGGCGAATAATGATTTAGACACTAGAATAAATAATTCTATAAAGAAAACTATCGAAGCTAATATTGACCCAAAAACTAGTATGAGTGATTATGTGCGTCGCAATGCCTCGCGCGATGCAATGGATACATTAACAGACCTTATTGAAAAAGATACTCGATTCAAAACTTTGATTGATAGACTTTGGGAAAAAGCATTTGAAAGTAATTTTTCTCAAAATTCTCTCGATAATATTAAATCCGCTTATTTCTCTAAAGCAAGAACACTGTTGCCTTCAGTCATTAAAAAGGCCCGTAATGAAGCTCTTAGAGGAATGGGCAAACGTGTAAGAGAAGATGAGTCTGACTCCACTCCAGAAAAAGAGTCCAAGGAAGATAAGGAACCGTCACGTTCCCATAGAACAAGTGACAAAAATACAGAAAAAGGAAAAGTGCCTAAAGGCATGAGCACACTAGAATTTTTGAGTCAGGATTAATATGGCTGTAACTGCAACAAGACGTATAGCTATAGAATTATCAGGAGATTTGACTGCTGGATTTACATTTTCAGCAGCTGATAATACTGCTAGTCCTGCTCAAATTGATATAGTTACTTTAGCTTCTGGGGCAAATACAATTACTCCGCCAACTGGAGGTTCTACTCCTAAATCATGCACTATTATTCCTCCTTCTGGTAATATCAATACTATTACTTTAAAAGGAATTACTGGTGATACAGGAGTAGTCTTACATTTGACGGACCCAACAACAATTGCATTAAACTCACCAACTGCTGTATTTGTTTTAACTGCATCGGCAATTATTACAGGTGTTAGGTTGGTGTGGACTTAATTCAGATTTAGTCAGATTTGGAGAGATTTATGGGACAATTTAACATTAATATAACCGCAGTTGGTGGACATGGTTGTGACCGTAAAGCAAAAACTGGTGAAAAACTTTATGGTCGCTGTGGTAGATTTGGATGTCCTGATTGCATGGCCTTTGATTTTGTTCAGCAAATGAAATCAAAAGGAATGAATGTGGAATCTGCAATTTATACACATTGGCCTAATACACCTACTGAAGTTGTCGATGATTTGCTTAAAAATGAGCGAATCAAAGGACAGTTTTAGGAGATTCATATGGCAGTAGTTGAATCTCAAATCGCAGCCTTAGAATTGGAACGTGTTATTCCTAAAATTAGAGTTCTTTTTGAAAGGGATGACAAGTTTTATGCCAATATCAAAAAGCGCGATGTTGAGAAAATTAGTAATCGACAAATGCGTATTCCATTAGAATTAAGACCTGGTGGTTCTTTCCAGTATTTTAATCCTGATGGTGGTGATTTAGGTAGAGGTGGTGGACCATCTTTCGATAAAGCAGTTCTTACTAGTGTATTCGTATCAGAAAATATTGAATACACAAAACTGACTCAATGGTCTACTGATGACCCACGTAAAGCTGTTACAAATGGTGTAAGACGTTTAACGGCGACTGCATTAGATGAATTAAGACGGCAGCTTGATTCACAGTTAATGCAGACAGGAAATGGAGCTATTGGAACTATTTCTGTTGTAGCTACTGCTGGTGGTGTTGATACATATACATTAGGTAGTGATGGATTCGGTGCGCGCCTAATGAGATTTGGTCAAACCATTCAGGTATTTGATACTACTTTTGCTACTTTACGTGGTAGTGGAGTAATTACCAAATGGGACGTTGAAAACAAGTCTATTGATGTAACACCTGCTATTGCTGGTGCAGTTGCTACCGATAGAATTGTTACCAATGGTATTTCTTCACCTACTTCTCTACCTGCTTTATTTGGAGTTCCTTACCATCATTCCAATGCTTCAACTGGAACATGGTTAGGCTTTAGTAGAGCAGCTACTCCTGAAATTCGTTCCAATCGTGTAAATGGTAATTCTGCCGCTCTTGCACTACCACTTCCACGTTTAGCAATGAATAAAATAGGAAATCGTGTTGGAATGGAAAACACGTTTAAACCTGTTGCATGGATGCATCCTGCTCAAAAACAAGCATATGAAGAACTTGGGCAGCTTGTCATTATGATTCAGAAAACAGCAAAGGATGAAGCATTAGATTTGTATTTTGGCGATAAAATGCAAATGGCTGGTGCTAGTGTAAGGGACCACTTCAATTGGGACAATACACGTATTGACTTTGTTGTTGATGAAGTTTGGGGTCGTGGTGAGACACTTCCTATTGGTTTCTATAAGACCGATGGAAGAAATATCTTTGAAATTCGTGGTGCTTCAGGTGGTGTGGCAACTGCTGAAATCTTTTATATGGTATGTGGTATGCAGACTTTCGTTTCAAATCCTGCTGCTACAGCATATATTGATGCTTTAGTTCCACCTACTGGTTATTAAGGAGAAATTGATATGTCGGACCTTCAATTTCAGGATTTAAGCTCTGTTCAAAGTGGGGCACAACAGAAACCTGTAACATTGGCTTCTGCTGCTACTATTGCACCTGTTACAATGTTAACTATTGTTACTGGAACAGTTCAAGTTGCTACTATCACACCTCCAGTAACAGGTTCACATGTATTATGGTTCAAATTCACTAATGGTGCTCCGGGTGCATTACTTACAACTGGAAACATAGAAACGGCTTATACTCCAATCACAAATAGGCCATTTGCTATGATTTATGACCCAAACACTGCTAAGTATGCTCCTATGTCGGTAACTTAGTAATTGGGTGGGGCGCGCATACCAAATCAGGAAATCACGCGCACAAATTTTTGTGTATTGGATAGATAAGTATATGGAACTTACAGAACCAATAGAGTCAATTAACCAACAATTAATTGATTTATTCGGAATAGATACAATTACAGGTCAACCTATGTTCAGAGTAATATGGGCTGCTGACCAGTATGAAAAGAGATTAAGTAAATATACATTGGAAGGACTTGAATTAATACATCCAGAAATACAATTATTGCCAAAATATGACCAAAGGGATTTAGACTATAAAGAAAGATATATTCTCGAAAGATTAGTATTAGTTCCAGAAGTTAATCAGAATGAAATTGCAACTAAACTATCATATGAACCCCTATGGGTATTCAGAGATAGATTTAATAACTATCTTCCTCCTACTTTGTGGGCATCTAAATTTGCTATAGATTGTGTTTATGCTGCTATGGGGAAATGCAGTTTGGCTAAATACAAACATCCTGAAAAAAATCAAGAAACTTCATTACAATTACAAAAAGAAAGAGTTGATAAATTAGAAGAAGAATTATTTGGAGATGAATCTATGTTACTTGGAAGAACTATAACAGGTGAAGCTGTTGGATATACTGGAGAAAAGAAAGAGAGTTGATTTCATGTCAATAGTAGGTCAGTTTCCCGGTATTAATGCTTTTAAAAGAAATGTAATTCGTGCGCCTGTTAATCCTCTTGATAAATCTACTATTGTAAGTATTTATCCAAAGGAAATAGACGAAATTAAACATACAATTTCTCCCGGTCGCTTTATTATTCCTCCAGGTTCTTATGAAAAACCATCAGTACTAGTTGTTGGTTCTTCTTCATGGTGGAGGGAAATAGATGAGGACCAACCAGCATTAGAAATACCACATTCTAGTATACAAATTGCAGATTCTATTGTGAAAGATTACTGTAATGGTATTTTTGGCTGTAATATGTCTGATGCAATGCCTGGTCTTTTTTATGTTCCGGGTGAATTTGACGTTTTTTTAATAAGAAAACAATATTTACAGGAACTAAATAAAGCTCTTGATAGACAAAGGAAATGGTATACTATATTAGTTAGATTTGCAGATTCTTTATGGGCACGCTCTAATGGCAATCCTATGGTTGTTAGTGATGATATGAGAATGGCGGCAAAAGAATTGAATGTTCATACGACTAAGGATTGGATGAAAGAATTTCAAATGGTTGATATGGTTCGTTGTAAGGCATGTGGTTCATTAAAGAATCCATTATATCCTGTTTGTAGTTCTTGTCACTTTCCAGACCCAGACCATCCTATGACTAAATCTTTGGTTGAAGCGAAAGCTCAAATGCCCACTAATAAGTAAATATTATGTCAGTAGCACAGTTAAAAGCCGGAACAGTAATGGATAAGGCAGCAGCCTTATTAGATGATGTAACACGTACTACTTATACATATACTGTTCAGGTTCCTTATTTACAAATGGCAATGCAGGAATTACAGGAATATTTTGAGTTACATAGTCTTTCTGTAACCGAAAAATCTTCTACTGTAATTCCTGTAGATGCTGGAGTAACTGAAATAGCATACGATGTTAGTCCCTTACCTGAATTACCAGATGATATGATAGAACCTCAACAATTATGGGAAAGAAATAGAAATATAGACCCATTCGTTCCTATGATTAAAGGAACATATATTATAGAAGGTATTCAGTTAAGTAGATTTGGAATTTATCTATGGCAAGACCAAAAGATTAAACTTCCATCATCAAATCAAAATAATGATATAAAAATTGATTATATTCGCGCACTTTTCACGGAAATATATAATCAAGATTCGGTTATTAACATTGTAAATGCACGTTCTTTCCTACAGTTCAGAACTGCTGGACTAGTAGCGGAATTCGTTGAACATAATGAAGAAAGAGCTACTAAATTAAATTCTTATGCTTCTCTAGCAATGGATAGGGCTACTGGAATATCTATTAAGGGAAAACAGAATATTATGACAAGAAGGAGGCCATTTAGAATAGGATATAAGCGTAGAGTATCTGGTTAGACTCTGGCACAATTAAGTGCTGTCCGAAAGGATGGAGTATTATGGCTGGTCCACAAGATTTTCCTCGTCTCAACATATGGGGAATGCTAAAAAATTTACTTAATAGTAATATTGCATTCTTCAGTCTTTCTGGCGTTCCTGTTAATGGCACTTCTGGTAGTTATGCTGGTAAAGCTGGTCCAAGTTCTCTCCTATTTGACTATCTAAATGGTTCCTTATATATTAATATAGGAACTAAAGCTAGTCCTACATGGATTGGAATAGGTGGAACTGCTGATGGTTCTTTCCGTTCAGCAATTGTAGATATAACAAGTGCGCAATTGCTTGCAATAAGAGCCACACCTATTACATTAGTAGCTGCTCCAGGTGCAGGTAAGTTACTATCTCTAATTTCAGGAGAAATTATAGCCAACAATGGAACTGCATATGTAGTTGGCACAAATGACCTTGCAGTTCGATACAATAATACAACTGGGGATATTATTAGTCAAACAATTGATACTGCTGGTTTATTTGACCAAACTACAGATATTGTGACTCATTTTGAACCTCTTGCAACAGATTCCAAGGGTCCAAAGGCAGATGTTGAAAATACTCCACTAGTATTACATAATACAGGAGCAGCAGAATTTACAACTGGAACTGGAACTGCTCGTGTATTAACACTCTATAGTATTTTGACAACTGGTTGGTAATGGCTCAATATCGTGAACATGAAGGAGAAGTAATAGACCAATTTAATGGTCTATGGTCTAGGGGAGATGTAGATAATACTCCCCTAGACCATTTTAGTGAATGTAATAACATAAAATTTATAGGAAGTAGTTCATTTAGAACTAGAGATGGAATAGGTATTAGCCAATCTGTTTCAACTCCACTTTCTAATATTAAAAGAGCTTATAATTATCCTACTAATACAGCAAATACTTTATTAATATTAGCATATGATTCAGCCTCAAATACAGGTTCAATCTATCATGTTGCTAATGCTTCTACTGTATTTGGTCCTATTCTTTCTAAAGTAGGAATGACTGATTTTGCTTTTGTTCCAATTGCAGGTAGAGCATATATTAGTCCTTTTGCCACATTTGATGTAGGTGGATTAAATCAGGAAAAAGGATTAAGTGGTGAATTTGTTTATGTTTATGCTGGTGATGGAACTGCTGCACGAAAAGCTGCTGGTAGTCCATTATCAGGTAGTATGACTATTGCTAATGGTGCTGCTGGTCATACTGATGCTGGATTTCATATTTTCGCTTTCGTTGTTGAAACTTCATCAGGATACTTAACTCCACCAGGATTAAATGGTTCATTTATTACTGCTGCTGGTTCTTCTGTCAGTTTTAGTAGTGTAGATGTATCCACTGACCCTTCAGCTACTAAGAGACATTTGGTAGCTACTAAAGTCATCACTACTTTTAATGGTGATTTAAATGGTTATCAATTCTTTTTTGTTCCCAATGCAATTATAAATGATAATGTCACAACTACACTTAGTAATATTTCATTCTATGATGCTGATTTACTTGATGATGCATCTCATTTAATTGATAATTATACTGAAATTCCGGCGGGCGCAGTTCTTTCTATTTATCATACTCGTCTTTTAGTTGCTTCTATCTTTACTGATATATCAACTATATTAGTATCTGCTGTAGGTGAACCAGAAGCTATAAGTCAAATTGATGGATTAATTGCAGTTCCTCCAGATGGTAATCCTATAACGAACGCGCAGGAGTTAAGAGATGTATTATATGTGTTTAAGAGAAGTAAAACTGTAGCTTATCAAGATAATGAGAGTGTTCCTTCATCATGGCCTCTTATTACAGTAGATAATGCTTTAGGAACCTCAGTTCATGGTATTGCTACTGTATTAGATTCTGGTTCTTCAAGTGTTGACTATTTATTAATATGTACTTATCAAGGTATAATGTTATTCAATGGTAAATATATACAGCCTGAACTGAGTTGGAAAATTGAAGATTTATGGCATAAATTAAATAGAAATGATTTTAGATTTATCCAAATTATTAATGCACCAATTCAAAAGGAAATTTATACAGTATTACCAACTGGAAATTTATTATCAGGTAATTATGGAAATGGAATGGACCCTAAAAAAATAAGATGGACTCCTAATTCATTCGTTCCAAGAATTAATTCAGTTGCAATAGTTAATATTGATGAAATAATTTTGGGTGCTGATTTAATTACATAAATGGGGACTTACGTTCTTAAACCAGATACAGTTTCATTAAAAAGTGCGGGTAGTGTGTGGACTACAACTCCTGGTGGTTCTACTGCTAATGCTGATTTAGTATCTGCTATGGCTACTGTTGGTGGACAACAAGTATTTGACAATATAGGTGCTTTAAATCCTTTTAGTCATATGCTACGATTTAATACTAAATATTATTTGGATGGTTCAGGCACTCCAACTGAATTCAATAATCTTCCAGCAGGATTTACACTTGATACTGTAATTGCTAAAGTAGTTGCGGGAACATTTGATACTCTCAATAGGGGATATTTACAATTTAATCAAGCAACTGAATCCCCAAGTTTTAATACTTCTGGAACTAAAATCTTTGTTTGGCCTGATTTAACAAAAAATCCTATTAGTATAGGATTGAATGGTGTAGGAATTAGACTTGAAAGAGATACAGGAGGAGGAATTGGAACCCCTTCTTGGGATTTTTCAAGAGTAGAAGGAGATTATTCTTTACAGGCATTTAGTTGGACTTTACCTTCCTCATCTGTTGAATCGGGAGATGAAGTTACTATAACAGGTAATAATGGTTTAGAAAATATTGAAGAAATATGTATAGCTTTTGGTGGTTTAACTATTTGCACTAGTAATTTTATTAAACAGAGTCCAACCAGTTTAACATTTGTAATACCAAGTGGAGTCAATTTCTCTGGAATTATTTATGTAACAGCTAATCTTCCTCTTGGTGAATCAGTATTTGTTGGTTCACTCACTTATGTATTTGAAAATGCTTCTGGTATCTATACATTAATTAAAAATAAAACTAATGATACATTATATGATGGAATAAGAGATGGAACTACTAGAAATGTTAAAATACCTAATCCCTTCATAAAGACAGGTTACGTTGGCAGCTAAAGGTTCAATAGGAGAAATTCTTCATGCGGGCGCAGTTAGACTTCGTGTAACTGGTTCTGGAACTTTAGATTTACATTTACACAGTCTCGATAATGTGGTAAATTCTCAATTAAAAAGTTTTACCATGAGTAATACTACTAGTAAAGAACCTATTATCTTGGCTAACTTTAAGCAACAAAGAATTCAACTTGAATTAACTACAACTGAAATAGATGAAGTATTTACTATATCTAAAATAGTCATATTTGTTAAACCTGTCGCAGAGGGTTATCCAGTTGGCGTTTGACCCCAATAGACTATATGCTCATTTACTTAATACAGGTTTGCAGAATAAGGATAATCCTTTATATCAAGTTATTCATGAATTAATAAGACAACTTAGTCAATTAAATATTACTGTTACATCTGGAAAAATTAGTGGAAGTGGAACAACTACAGTAATACAAAGTTCTATGGGTCCACCTGGTATTGATGGTTCTGATGGTATAGATGGTGATATTGGACCACCAGGAATTAATATTATTGGACCACAAGGAATTACAGGCGCGCAAGGACCAATAGGTCCAGTAGTTTTTATTGAAGATGGTATAGATGGATTAGATGGACATAATATTCCAGTTCAAGGTCCACAGGGTATACAAGGAAATAAAGGTGAAATAGGACCGCCAGCTATATTATTTGTAGAAGATGGATTAGATGGAGAAGCAGGACCACCAGGAGCAGGTATTACCGTTAGTGTTGAATTATTAGTAGCCAAAGTAACTTTAACTGATGCAGAAATTAAATCATTAAGCACTAGTCCTAAAGAAATTATAGCTGCACAAGGAGCTAATACAGTTGTCGTTCCTTTATGGTTAAATTGGGTAAGTGATTTTTCAGGTGGTGCATATAGTGCCGCTTCAAATCTATCATTGAGATATGCAGGAACAGCTACTAATTTAACTACTCCAACTTCAGGCTTACAAAATTCAACTATTAGAAGATATGCTAGTTGGCCTGGAATACTTTTTGCTTCCGCTGGAACGGCTACTGTAGGAAATGATGGAGTAGTATTATTTCAAGCAGCAGATTTAACTGGTGGGAATGCTGTTAATAATTTATTAGTTACAGTTCCCTATTATGTAATTAAGTTTGTTTAGTAAGGAGAAAAAATGGCTGCTAATAAAGTATTTAGATTTGGACCTGTTGCATTATCTAATACATTAACTACTAATATTTTAAATCCTCCTACAGCAACAGGTGGAGTAGGAGCAGGTTCAAGTTCCAACTATATTGTTCTAAAACATATTCGTATAGTTAATAAAACTGTTGGTGCCATAACTTGTTCATTCTGGTTAGGTGCTACTGGTGGAAACGTGGCTGGAACAGAAGTTATTGGACAAGGATTATCTGTTCCTGCTAATAGTTATATTGATTGGTTTGGACTAATGAGATTAGATGCTGCTGACTTTTTAGTTGGTGGTGCATCTGCTGCTACTAGTCTAAGTATTGAGGGTGAAGGTGAAATTGGAGTTGCTGGTTAAATATGACATTTGATATTGCATTTGACAGATTACTAGGTCATGAGGGTAATTATGTAAATAATCCAAATGACCCCGGTGGAGAAACTAAATGGGGAATATCAAAAAGAAGTTATCCTAATTTAGTTATTAAAGATTTAACAAGAGAAGATGCATATAATATTTATAAGCGAGATTTCTGGTCACGTATTGGAGCCGATAGGCTTTTTGATGGAGTAGCATTTCAGTTATTTGATTTTGCAGTTAATTCTGGTATTGAAACTGCGGTTAGATATTTCCAACGTGCTCTTGGAGTAGCAGATGATGGATATTTTGGACCAATATCTTATGCAAAAATGGCAATAACTACTGAAACAGATATGATAATGAGATTAAATGCTGAAAGATTAGATTTTATGACTAGACTATCAAATTGGCCTAGTTTTAGTAAAGGATGGGCGCGAAGAATATCTCAGAATTTACGTTATGGAGCAATAGATAGTTAGGTGATATATGGCCATTTTTGACTCTGCTAATTATAATCCATCAGAACCTTCTTATCCTCAAATGGGATTAAGAGTTGGAGGTGGATTATTTAAAAAGCCAAAACCAGTTAGTAACCCATTAACAGACCAATATAAAGTATATAATACTGGTGTTCAGCAACAAGCAGGTGATTATAGTAATATAATGGATGAATACAAGAAACTACTTGATTTATCCAAAACTGGTGGTTATTCTGATACTGATATTGCAAATATAAGAGAACGTAGTATTAGTCCTATTCGTTCAGTTTATGCAGGCGCGAATCGTGATGTAGATAGACAACGTGCATTACAAGGTGGATATAGTCCAAATTATGCTGCTGTTAAAGCTAAAATGGCTCGTGAACAATCTGATGTAATTGGTAATCAAACTACTAATATTAATGCCGATTTGGCTCAGAGAATTGCACAGAATAAATTATCTTCTATTCCTCAAGCTATTAGTGGAATGACTAGTTTATATGGAACTACTCCAGCTTTGTCATCATTATATGGTAATCAAGCATTGCAAGGTGCCCAGTTACAAGAGCAAATAAAACAAAGGAAATCTCAACAGGGACTTGGTACAATATCACGTTTAATGTCTGGTTTTGGATAATTTATGGATGATACATCATTTCTTCAAAAACTAAGAATGCAAAATATATTTCCTTCTGGTGGTGGACCAAGAGAAGGAACACCATTTGGTATGCCTGATTTTGGTAGTGATAGAGGCATAGACCCAGGACAAATATTTGAAATGATGCAACAGAATAAAGATTTAGATATGCAACGTCAATTAAATATGGCTAGACGCTCACCTCAATTACAGAATATTTCTCAATCAGCCATGTCTAGTGAACAACCTAAGCAAGTATTATTTAGAGATGACCCAAATAAAATAACTCCATATCAACAAGCTCAACTTAATATTAGTAGAGAAAGATTAGGACAACAAGGAGAATTAGGTCAAGAAAGAATAGAAACTACTAAAAGAGGACAGGATATAAGTCAACAGAGAGCTAATATATATGAATTCAAAGCTAAGAACCCTAATTCTAGGATTATTACTCCTGGTGATGGTCGTGTATATGCTGTTAATCCAGTTACTAATGAGAAAGTTGATTTAGGAATTGATACTCTAAGTGACCAAGAAAAATTAGAGTTACAAGGTCAAAATGCAATGAATCGTGTTGAAGCTGTTACTGAGAGAGGTAAAGAAGCTAGAAAAGAAACAGGACAACAGAGATTAGGTGAAATTGCAGCTAGAGAATCAAATATCAGAGGAAGAAATATAACAAAGGCACCAACTAAATCAGGTCAGCAGGTAACTGCTCAGGAACTAATTAATACACGTCCTGATTTAGCTAAGTATATTACCTTTACTCCAGAAGGATTAGTTCAAATAGACCCTAAAACTCCACCTGTAGAAATGGAAATGATTCAAAATGCTATTTATTCTAAAAAACAGAATAGAGATGTTCAGTTACCTAAATCAACTGGAGCACCAGTAAGTAAGACACCAAAATCAACTATTCCTACAGCAGCAGACTTAATTAAGAAATATGGTGGATAAATGCCACAATCATTAGAACAAATTGTTCAGAAAATGATTGATGCTAAAGAACCAGAAGAAAATATAGCTAAAGTTATCAAAGCATATAAGCCAGATACTACTCCCATACAAGAGCCTGTTCAATTACAGGAACAAGTTCCACCTATAGAAGAAAAAGGATGGTTACGTAAAGGATATGAAGCTGTAACAGAACCATTTTTTCCTAAACCAGAACATTTAAAACGAGCTGAAGAAGCATTCACGAAAGAACATCCATTTCTAGGTAATATAGGTAGTTTTGCTACTGATGTAATGTATGGCACACCTTCTCCATTAACTGTTGCATTAAGTGGAACCGGTGCCATAGGAAGTATAGCAGAAAAATTAGGATTTCCCTTTGTATCTAAAGGATTAAATTATATAACTAAAGCATTATCAGTTCCTACTATAGTTGAAGGAGCACATGATATTTATTCAGGAGAAACATGGCCTGAAAAAATTGTTGGTGGATTAGAAGTAGGATTAGGTGCTCTTGGTTTACGTGGTGGCTCTAAAGGTAAAAAACCTGTTGAAGAATTTAATCCCGAAATAGAAGCACTTAAAAAAGAAATTCCTATTAAAAAAGTAGAAGTTCCTGAAGATATGATTGGTGAAGTTAGAAAGGGAATATTACCAAAAGATGATTGGGCTATTCAAGCTGGTAAACAAGAATTTACACCAAAACCAACCGAACCTACTGCCATTCAAGATGCAGCAGCTTCTAAAGTTCAACAGGAATATAGGGATGGAAAAATAAGTAATGAAGAAGCATTAAATAGACTAGAAAAGATTTACAAGCCAACAATAGAAACACCAAAAACAATCACAGCAAAAACATCAGATTCAATTCCAGTAGGAACTATAGTAAAGATTACACCAGGACCAGATGTTCCAACTAAAATTAAACAAGCACAATCTGCCGGTTTTGAATATGATGGTCAAGATTCATCTGGTAATTTTAGATTTAAGAAAACCCAATCTGGTATTAAACCGCCAAATAAACCACCTATTCAGGGAAGATTATTGAATCCAGAAGAATTAGACCCAGATATTCCTGTTATTAAAAGAAAAGAATCACCAATTAAGCCAGAATCTAAATTAAGACAGGTAGTAAATGCACCAAAAGGATTAATGTCTATTGATTTGCCCTTTATGACTTCTGCTGCATTTAGACAAGCTAGACCATTAGCTTTTACTACAGATTGGTTTAAAGCATGGGGAACTGCAGCAAAAGCATTTGACAGTGAAGGTGCAAGTAAAGCAATAGAAGCGAGTCATTTGAATAATAAATACTATAAACCACGTTACGAACCATTATATAATAAAGAAGGAATTCTTACAAAATATAGGGAAAAACCATCAATAGCCGAGGAAATTGGAGTTAAAACTACTGATTTATTAAATAAAAGAGAAGAACAAATAGCTAGTAGTTTAGCAGAAAGAATACCTGGATATGGTAGATATGTGCGCGCTTCTAATCGGGCATATGCGGCTTTCTTAAATGATTTAAGAGTAAATAAAAGTACTAGCCTATTAGATAGAGCTATTGAATTAGGTAGGGGACCAGATAAGGATTTAGTATTTAGTAAACAAATAGCTGACTTTGTAAATGATGCTACTGGTAGAGGAAAATTAGAAGTTGGATTAGGAAAGAGAAATATTAATTTTGAATCAAATGCTAAACTTTTATCTGACGTATTATGGAGTCCTAGAAATTTAGCTAGTCAAGTTAAGTTCTTCAATCCTTCTACTTATATGCAAGCTGACCCAATAATAAGAAAGGAATATGTAAAAGGATTAAGTAGGGTATTAGGCTCATGGGCTGCTTTCTCTGGTTTGGCATCATTAGCCCCAAATGTTAAAGTAAATACCGACCCTACTAATGCAGATTTTGGTAAAATCAGAATAGGAAATACTCGTATAGACCCTGGTGGTGGTTATCAGCCTCTTACTACATTAATGGCTAGAGGACTAACAGGTGTAGTAACTAGTTCTGTTTCAGGTAAAAGTAATTATTTAGGAAAAGGATATAAGGCAGATACCACAGGAAGTATTGCCGGAGATTTTCTTGCAAATAGATTAGCTCCTGTCCAAAGATTAGCTTATGATATAATTAATGCTAGTTCAAATCAACCTGTTAAATTGGAGGATAGAGCAGTTCAGATGGCTATTCCATTCTATGTGACTGATTTAATTGAAGCAGCCAAAGATGACCCCTATATTGCTGCATTAATAGCACCTGCTAGTAGTGTAGGATTTGGAACACAGACATATGGAAAAGGAGATTTTGGTAAATCAATTTATATTCCAGAAGAATATGATTTAAGTATCAAAAATCCATATCCTCTCAGGGAACTATATAAATAGGAGATAAAAATGCCATTAATTACGTTTATCTTAGTCCTTGTGATTATTGGAGTATGTCTTTATCTGATAGAAACTTATATTCCAATGTCACCACCTATCCAAACAATAATTAGGGTAGTTGTGGTTATAGTAATTGTATTGTGGTTACTTCAATTAATAGGAGTAGTTGGTCCTAATATTCCTAGATTAAAATAAAGTGCCAGCTAAGAGATTTGAACTCTTATGACCTTAATGGCCGCAAGATTTTAAGTCTTGTGTGTATACCAATTCCACCAAGCTGGCGTTACTTATCTCCATAATGATATATGGCGATTTGTGCCAATATTCTAACAAATTCATCAGGATGCTGATTCTTATATTGATAAGCTTTCATTAGAATATCTTTCCTATCAATTTCGGTTAATCTAGGTTCTTTATTATTCTCATCCATTACTTATTTTCCTTCAGTTCACAGCTTATTAAGTAAACCGGACTTTCATCATGATTTAAATGTGATATTGAATAGAATATATCATTTGGAAATTTTTCATTTAATTTTATTATTAAAGCCCCCATATGTTTTGGGTCTACAAAAGCTTCATCATAAACTAATATATGAAAATTATTCATTAATCTAAACTTCCTTTCCTAGTTCTAGGTTCTTCTCGTAGATATAAATGAATAATTGATTTAATATCTGGTGGACTATAATTTGGTCCCTTAATAGTCTTACCATATTCATTAGTTTCAGTTGATTTACTCATATTTGAACGGTGAACTTCTTTAAATACTTCTTCAATAGGAATACCAAAAGCAAGAATAGTTCCCATTAATACTACAATTGAATCAGCTATTCCATCTGCTAAATCAATATAATAGTCATCCCTAATTGGATTTAGAGGATTAGCATTCATCAGTTCTCTTAGAGCACCAAGGGTCTCATTCATTTCTTCTTCAATTAATCTATATCGTAATTCAATTACTCTTTCAGGGGGAATAACTGGTTTATTTGAAATATAATGACCATATTTTTCATGGAACTCTTTAACTGAACCTAGATAGTCTATCATTTTATTCTCCTATTATTCTGCTGCATTTTTATAACTACCATCATTTATTTCATGCTCTTTTCTCCTTATATTCATTCCATATACATTCATTACAGATATACAAATTACCTACATATGCAGTTTCTTTTGTTTGATGACACCTAGTACATTCCATTGGTCTTTTTTCTCTTGGTGGTTTTGATGGTTTGGAAGGACCAAAACCAAAATCAACACCTACGTATATATCTCGAAAGAATTCTTCCTGTGCTCTTGATGGTCTATAATATTTCCTATAAAATTCTTCTTGTCTCTTTTGATGTTCTCTATCAGGTTCAGATGGTTTATCTGGTGGTTTACTTTTCCATTGTGGTTCAGTAGACCTCCAAGCATCATTCCATGTACGAGGTGGGACAGTATTAGGTCTAGACTGAATACTGGGCAAAGACCAATTACCTTCTTCTAATATTTTACATACACGTCTAGCAGCTAAATTAGCTTCATTATCATTTGGATTATTATTAGCTAATCTTGTTAGTTTTTTTAATAAGTCTAGATTCATATACTTTATAAATTACTTTCATGGTTCATTTATATGATTTATAATTGCACAACTTGTGGGATTTGTAACCCACATATTCATTTGTATATTGATGTATGCAACAAATTCAGTATCAGATAAATGTTCAGTATCTAAAATAATATTGTCTAAAATAGTGTCAATATTAGTCTGTGCTAATACAGCAGCAGATAAAATAGATTTTAGAAATAACCTTCTATTCATGGAGTTTTTTCACTATATATTCTTTCAAGTATTTCCTCTTGTCTATCGGTAATAAACCTACTTCTTTCAAATCTATCAGTAATGGATTCCATGAAATCTTGTTCCCATTTATTTAATCCCCTTCCCTCCTCATTTACTAATGTAATCCATCTTTCAATTACTTCTGGGTCTTTTGTCATCATTAATCCTTCGTAACTAAATAACAAATTAATCCAGAAACTACACCACCAGATGCACCTCGCATTTCAAACAACTTCTTTCCATCACATTCATAAAATGAAACATGTTCTGGTAATTTGGCTGTATTTATCTCCATTAAAATTTGGTCTTTATAGTAAGAAGAAAATTCAAATGCATATTTAAATGGTAAAGTTGATATTTTAATATTATGTAATGATTCAAGAATATCAGCTATATGTGGAATAACTACATGAAATTCAAGTGGATGTATATGAGTTATAGATGCACGTCCTAAATCTCCGCCATTTGGGTCAAATGTAATCATACTTTATCTCTCTGACTCAAAATTATCATATTTACCATCTTTAGTATTATTAATTAACCATTCTAATTTTTTAACTAATGCTAACTTTGGTGCATCATAGATACTATTTTTGAAATCATGATATTGATATTCAGTAACATCCTTAAAAAATTTGTTAATGTCATTCAGTAAATTATCATGTCCCATGTCAATCATTATTTTTATCTCCTCGATTTTCCTGCCAGAAATTCTTGTAATTCTTTTACTTGATTTTCAGGCATTTCATTTAAATAACCAATCGCATTAGCTAAAATTTCAGTATCATGTTTTAAACTTCCTATTCCTACATTACAATTCATACATAATAATCCACGAACCCCTCCTGTTTCTTTGTCATGTCAATTTGGGCACCACGATAAACTAACATTGATTTTTTACATATAGCACATAAGTTATTCTGTTTTAAGGAAAGTAAATTGAATTCAATTTCTGTCAATCCATATGATACTTCTATTCTTTTTAAGTTTATTTTTTCCTTATTATTTATTCGGTAGTCTGCCATTTTCTTTTTTGTGCATTCAATACAGATTGGTCTATAACCATTAGATTTTGTTAAATCTATATAGAAATCCTCTATAGGCTTAATTTCTAAACATCTTGTGCATTTTTTGAAAATTTTACCATCAAGATTTTCCATTGGAAAGTCTTTCCATACTTTAACTTTTCTCATTTTTATTTTTTCCATCTAGAAAATCTTTCAATTCCTTCACAACTTTAGGTTCCATTTCGTAAATAATCTGATTACCAATATTACTAGTTTTAATCATACCAGCAGCTTCAAAAGATTGCATTATATCAGCAAATTCTTCTACTGTAGAATAATGCATCCACATTTTTTTCATTAACATAACTTGACTAATTGAATGAGTTTCTCTATTTAGTAATTCATGTATGATGTGATTTTTTACTGGACTACTATCCGACATACCCTGTTTACCCATCGTCGCGCGTCTAACATTACCTATTAACTTTTCACATACAGAAATAGCCTCTGACATTGATTCTTCATGTATCATTAGATTAGGACATTTGGCTAATGAAAGTAACATTGCAACTTTTAATACGCTATCGCCGAAGCGATTCAGCGTACCAGTATTATCCTTGACTTGTTGTTCCTTAAGAACTGCTTTAAAATCATCATACCAATTCTGATATATAGCTCCAGCGGGAGTTAAGTAACCTATCTCATCTGTCTTTCTATCTTTATATTCCTCCGTATAAATATCACTTTCTTCTCTACTTCCTAATTCCTGAAATTGACCTTTTAGCTTAACTAACTCACGTAGATAATTTGCAAGTTCTTTATAATCAGGAATTAATTTAGGTGGAACCATTAAAGCATTTGAGCGGTTTTCCTCCTTCTCATATATAATAAAAGTGCGCGCAAAATAACCACCTTGAATTGCACTCTTATCGAAAAAATCTTCTGACATGGCCTCGTTAGTTGCAGTAAGCATTGTAATAGTAGGATTATTTAACTTGAAACTTTCCATCTTAAGTAATGATGCCCAATCACCAAATCTATATTGTCTATCATATAAGTCCGTTAATATTTTAGCCGCTACAGGGTCATCTACAATACTTGATGTTAACTCTGAACTACAAATGAAAGCCGTTGATTGACTAGTAATTTTTCCACCCGGAACTGTTTGTGCTGTGCCTAATTCTTTTAATATACCTTGTATTGAACTTCTACCTTGTATTACTTTTGTATTATTAATAGTAGAAACCAAGCGCGCAGCCATAGATACAGGTGGACCTTTTTTCAATCCACTTTCTGCATGTAACATAACATATACATTAGGATATAAATTATATAAGTATCTAGGTAGCCATACTTGGTCCTTAACTACTGCTGAAATAGCAGCTAATGCACTCCATTTCCAGAAAGATAAAGGAGATTCAAATTCACTATGTTGGCTTACTAGTTCCGTTAACCATGTCATGTTCTTCTTCTATTTTTTGTAACTTACGAACAAGTTCCAATAAAGACATGTTTTCACATGATATGTATTGATGGCTAAAAAAAGAATTCAATACCTTGATTTCCTCGATTGTAAATTTAAAATGGAATATCATCATCTTTCATCCTTAACGCTGACATTTCTTCATCGTGTTCTTTACGCTGAATATTTAGTAGCACAAATGTAAGTTGAGAAGCAAGATGAAGTAAATCATCTGCTTGTATTTTATCTAAAGATTCAAATTTATCTTCATTCCGGATTGTTAATACTATCTCGTATTTCATTGGCATAATAAATTATACTATCTTTCTTTGAATCTTCAGGTAAATCTATAACAGTGTATTTTTCTGTTATACTTACTGGAACTAATTCAGGTTCAATAATAGGTGGTCTAATAATTGGAATATCTCTACTGAACTTTTTTAACTGACGATAATTATCTCCTATTTCAATTTCACATGGTATGATTAAATCACGTCTACTTAAACTACAGTTTTCAAATCTAATTGGCCTTTCAAATTCATATTTAATTATTTCAGACCATTCCTCGACCTGATTCTCAGGTGCTCCAAAAAGTAAGGCATCATGTGCTTCTAAGTAAATTTTAATTTGAGGAATTAATTTCTTTATTCTTAGTCCTGAAGCCTTTGTATTATCTGTCACTGCTCTCTGAGGTAAATAACTAAATGCTTGCCTAAATAATTCATCTGACCATCTTTCATAAAAGGTTCGGATACCTCCTATTTTTGAGTTAATGCCATATGGAACTGGCGCGACTAGTCGCCTATTAATCTTGAGAGAATTGATTACTTCAAAATGGAATACCTGTTGAATTTTAGGTTGTTTAGTATGAAATATTTTTAATGCACGTTCAGCGATAGCCTCATTAATTTGAATAGATATTTTATACTTCCTTGCTTGGGTATTGAGTTCAGTTGCTGCTCTACGTTTTCCAGCTCCAAGATGGCCCGCATGTCGTAAAGTTTTCCCTGCAAACCTAATCGGTGATTCATAGCCAAGTATCTTTTTACTATAATCATTTTCACTACCGCCGAAAAACCACGATGCAGTAAGTGCATGATAGTCATGTTCATCTATATCCTTTAATGCTTGTTCGTCATTGGCTAGTAAAAAAACTACTCTTGATTCCGCTTGGCTACTGTCTGCTTGTATAAAGACTAATTTATTAGTCATTTTTCTTAAGTATTAATTCTACGTTTTTGAACATAATTCCATTATTAGGTCCAATTGCTATTTTGACCAAACCTAAATCCCCAGCCCATTCAAATATTGTTTGACATACATTAGCATATGTTTCAGAATCTACCTCATATGTTGCAGGCCATTTACTTAATCTAAATTCATTATTAAATTTTCTTCTTAATTCTTCTGTGGTCGTTTTATATTCCAAATTTATATTTGAACCATTTTATTTTGTTACAAACACAACATTTTCGCTCAATCCATAATTCAGCTTTTTCATTGCAGAAGTAGTCCATTCCATGTCTAGTTTCTTCATTGCCAGTTGCGTGCCAATCATGTAATAAATGAAAAATCATTCCATTTGTCCTATCACAGATTCAATCATTTCCTTAATCTTCTTTACTTCCCATAGAATAGTCTGTTTAGTAGGTGGTGATTTTAAGAATTTAGCTGCATGTTCTATATTGCATACGTGATTCCATAATTCTATCCATTGTTGTCTTGTTAAACTCATCTTATTTTATTTTTCTCCATTATTCTTATAAGATTTACTAATTCATTCATAGCATTTTGATTGCGTCGTATTCCTAGCCATGCTCCCATTGAACAATCACTGATATGGTAGGGAATACCTAATAAACTTAATTCCTTACCAGAAGGAATAAATATTTTCTTTTGACCGGGAATCCATAGTAATTTATCTAAATCGAGAGTATGATTAACTACTCCTAATCCAACTAACTTTAATAGTTCCCTACGATTCATGAAGGTAAATCCAGCTCAATAATAATTTGATTATGATTTTCATCTAGTTCAAGAGATTCAATTTCCGCTAGAAAATCTGGTCCTTCCCAATCAGGATAACAATGAGCTATAATTTTCCAATCATCACATTGTAATCCTTCAAGTTTTCTGATAAGTTCTTTCACAGTCATGGAATAAACATCTCCCTTATATCCGCACCAATATCACCATGTTTCGTCATAGTTTGAAATGCCATTCCCAATGCCTTGTAGTTCTGTCCTTTTTTCTTCTTACCAGTAAACTTACCAGTTTTAACATCCATTACAGGTCTAATAGGTGGGTCTTGTTGTCCTGTTGAACTACGTCCAGTCTCTAAACAAGGAAAAAATGTGGTTCGCATTCTTCCATCGAAATCTGGTAATGCCATTAAGTAAGTTGATAATGTTTTACGAACTCTCCTATCTTCAAGTATGATTTCTACAATTCTTCTTTTATCTTGGTCTGTAAAAGATTGTAGATTTAAAAGTGAGGTAAGTTCTTCCTCACCAGTTCCTCTACGAACAGGACATTTTAATGTATCAAAAAGTAGAGAATATACTTGTTTAGGTGAATTACAATTGACTTCTTGATTAGTTAATTTGAATAATTCATATTTAAGTTTCTCATCCCATTCGACATACTTATGTATCAATCTATCTCTAACTACTATGTCTTGTCCAAATCCAGTATTTTCCATTTCACCATAAAATTCAGGTAATTTCATAAGGAAGTTTTCATAAAAATCTCTCTGGCCTAATTCATCTAAATCAGGGTCCATGCCTTCATCAACTTCATATGTAACACACGCATCTCGCGCACAGCCTAAAAATAGTTCTTCTAGTTTCCCCTCATACATTCCTTCATCTTTATAGAAAGGTTCCTCAGTATATATACTTTGATTGAAGGCAAGTCTTTTAGGAAGTTCTGGGTTAATGGCAAATGCCTTTAACATAGTGTCAGACACTAGTTTCTTTATAGTAAATCCCAATTTTTTGATTTTATCTTTATCATAATTGAAATTTTGTCCTATGATTCCATGACTTTGTAATATTTCAGCTAATTTAATCCACACTTGGACCATATCAGTATCTGGTATATTACTAATCCCATCGTTACTCCATAAAGGAATGCATAACCCATGTGATTTATTAAATGCAAGCCCAATGCAAATAGGAATACAACTACCGCCAGCTTCAATATCCACGGAAACTTTTTCCAGATGTTTGTATCTTTCATAAAATGCATGTAAGTCATATGAAGATTTGCAAATTTGAAGTGTTCTCTGAGGTAATACTAGTTCTTCAAACTTACTTTGTTGATAGGCCCGTTTGAAGTCAAATATCATTATATATCTGTTCCAATATCCTTTGATTTCTCCTTCTTGATGTAATAGGTGCGCAGGATGATAAGTAGGCACACATTTGCGGCCCATACCCAACATAATAGAACCACGATAATTAGTAATCTTGGTTTTCCCAGTAATAGCCCAAAGAGCAGTACCACCAAGAGCCAATATACAATTTGGCTTAATAGCATTAATTTCATTTTGTAATTCACTTAATGATTCCTCGACATTAATGCCAATATTCTTCGCGCGAATCCAAGCCGGAATTTTCTTACCTTTCGGATTAGATGGTATTTCATATTTGAATACATTTGATACCCATCCTTCATTTCTATTTATTCCTGAATCTTTACATAACTTATCTAATTCCCTACCAGATGGTCCTGTGAATGGTTTACCTGTAATGGTTTCATCATATGATGGGGCTTCGCCTAAGAACATTAATTTTGCCCCGGCATTACCCATTCCTGGGACATATTTTTTAGTCATTTACTGGTTCTTTATCTATACCAGGAAACCAAGACTTGCCTATGAAACCACATTTGACACAATAAAATGCAAATTTAATCATGTCAGATACAGTCACACCCTGAATAACTTTAAATTCATGTTCACAATAATTACGTCTTACCCTATCAGGATGTGATGGCATAAATCACTCAAAGGGAACATACCAATCAATTAATGTAAATTCTATATCTGAAACAGGAAATTGCTCCTCTATATAAATTCTTGACCCATCTACATCATCAATTTCTCCATTAATAAATAATATTGGCATAGTAATTTCTTTATTTGTTGATGGACTAACTTCAAATTTTGTTACATGAGTATATGTGACTCTTGTTCCACTTTTTGTGAATAATTCAATTCGCCTGGCAAATATTTTATTCATTAATCACCTTTATTTTAATAGCCCTGTATCCCTTTTCAGGAATCTTAATAGGAATAAATTCTACATTCATTCCTTCTTCTAATTCCTTGAAATTTAAAGTATCTCCACGTAATGCAGTCCAATGTCCGAAGATACGTTCAAAAGGAATTTCTTTACTAATGATGAAAAACCAACCTTCTTCTGATATAAAATTAATTTTTCCAATTACTGGTTTTGTTGCAACTTGTTCTTCTGTTAATTCTTCTGCCATTAGTTTCCTCAATTTATGTAAAATAAAGTGGATGGCCCACTACTTTTAAACTGTCACATCTGTTTTGGATTAGAGTAACAGAGTAATGGACCATCCTATCCACCTAATTAACTTTATATGTCCTAAATTCTATTAGCGCATCTCAAAGTTCTTGAGACTTTACACGCGCATCTTATTTTTTCCCCCAGCAGGTAGGAATAAGATGTAGAATTTAAGTGTGTTAAATTAATCAGATGAATATCTTGTTATTCATTTTCATCAGTTACGTCTGTTTCTTCTTCTTCATCTTCTGTATCTTCCTCATCTTCACCATCAACTGTATCATCTAATTCTTCTTCTTTTACTTCTTTATCTTCTCCGTTACTTGGCATTACATTCTCCTTTTTAATTAAGCAGCCGCCTGAACATCTTTACGTGGTTCACGATACTTATGATTAACTTTATTAATCATTCTTCCTTGATACTCTTGATTCTCTACAAACACGTCGATTTGTTCTCCTTTACTTTTAGCCAAATCAAATCTAACTCCCGGTTTAACTTCTACTCCAAGAACTTTCAAATAACCAACCGCGAAGCCAATAGCCTTTGAATTAAAGTTCCATTCAAGTGGAACACCTTTAAATTCAGTATCTCCTGTGTCTCCATGAAAAAGAACTGTAGCTTCTACAGGATAATTAGTAGAACCTTGGTCCTTACTAAGAGATTCACCTACTTCATCAATCAATACTCTATACCATCCGGGAGTAATCAATTTGCCACGAAGTAAGTCTTTCTCCGAAAATTGAATGATAGGCATTGTCTAAACTCCAAAGTTTTTTGTTGTGGTTTGTTGTGTTTGGTTTGTTTGTTTTGGTGGTAACATTTTCTCTATAGCAGGTAAAATATAATCCTGATATAAAGGTCTATCCTCAAATATAATCTCCTTATCTAATGGGAGTGCAGTTCGAGCAAAATCATCTCCTGTGTGTTGTGTCAATAAGGCATATTTACCTCCTGCATCTGCTTCAAATCCTTTCTTTATATTGAAGTGATATACCTCACTACAATATGCCGGTATTTTAGGGGCTACTTTCTTACCAGCCGTTACTATTGTTCGACTAATATGAGTTTCACCTGTAGTTGTATTGCGATATTCAGCTTGAACCACATGTGCTATTAGAATTATGTTGAGAAATTTACCTCGACTTTTTTGATATTTCTGTATATCTTTTGTTAAGGCAATTAACTCTTGTAGAGCAGAAGATTCAGCAGCATAATCTTCAATTTCGTTGATTGAAATACCTGCAATTAATTTACCTGCTTTCGCTCCACTTTGACGAGTTACTCCTGCTTTCAGTTTTAATGTTTGTCTCAAAGTCATATCCGCGCATGAAGTTAAGGAATCAAAAACTAAAGTTTGATAATCGCAATTTAATTGAAATGCTTCTAGTTTAGCCTTAGCTGCATTCCAATCAGAATAATCATCATAGTGAATTTTCTTTACATCTATATTCCATTGTTTAGCTGGAATAAGTATTCCATTCATCTTTTGGTCCCATGAGAACCAATATTGTGGAGAAGGAAATGATAATGCACATGTTGATTTACGTGTCCCCGGTTCGCCCTTGAACATTGCGTATATAAGTCTAGGGTCTGCTTGGTCTAATGTGTTCATTATTCTCCTCTAGTATTATACTTATATATTACATTTTCTTGAATAAAATTTGCTAATCTTATTTCACTTGGAAATAATCCTCTGAAAACATCACCCTCTTGTACATTCCATATCTTATGTGAATTTCTCATCAAAAGTATTTTCTTAAATCCACTTGTTATTTCAGATTCATTTGGTTCTATGGTAATTATTACTTCAGTTATTTTCATTCTTCATCCCCTATATCCCATTTCTTTCCTACTTTGAAATGCAATTTAAGTTCTTCTTCTCTCATTCCCCTATCTGCTCTACATACATCTTCATAGTATAAACACTTACCATATTTGTTTTCACAATGAGTATAGTTTGGAGGCCAGTATCCTACTTCATTATACATCAACATCATTTTTGCATAGAAAGGTAATTCTTGTGATTGCCATTCTAGTAATTGGTCAGCAGAATATGATATTGGAACTCTCTTGAACTTATCTTTTGGTTCCAATGTAGTTTGAAATCCAATCTTATCAATCCATATTTGTCTAGTCTTAGCCAAAAGACATTGACCTTTAAATTGATTATTTAGAGATAACGTATCTCTATTTTGTTTCATTGTCTTATAATCAATAGGATAGATTCCTTGATTTGTATCTACAATCTTATCAAACTTTGCCTTCCATAATATTCTAATTTCGTCATCTTCATATAATATTTCTCCTTTGGTTATTTCAACCTCAAGTGGAATCCATGAATCATTTTTCCAAAAATCGAAGTATTGTTCACAAGTTTCTAATGCCCATTTCCAACCTACTTTGTACTTCTCCAATGGATTATTCTTATCAATTACTTGTGGTGTATTCTTTAAGCCGGGATATTCGTCTGGTTGATGTCCGCACTCTGGTTTATTTCCATTTTCTGAAGTAAAATTAGCACAATACTTGCAGCCATGAATATATATTTCGCCAGCTATAAGTGCATGTCCAATTGCTTCGTCCCGTTTGATGCCATTAATAATAGACCTATTGTAGACTTCCATTACCTTATGAACCAGTGAACCTACTTCAAGTGAATTAGACTTGCCATCTAAAGTAACTAAATTATGATTGAATGTAAAATCAGACAAACGTGGGCAAGCCTGTAGTGTAGTGAATATTTGACTATCTAGTATAATATTCTTTTTTGGTATTAGTATCTCAGTCATTCTTTTATCAAATCCTTAAACCCAAATTTTCTACAAGCTCTTATTAGAGAAAACATTGTATCATCTTCTAAACAAATTTCACTATTTACTTCTATTCCATCTAGTATATTGGTCTTAATAATTGCTATTCCTATCTTCATGGTAGCTCAGTTCCTGATGGTAAGAAAAATGACTTGATTCTATAATCCATTTGAGGTAGTATATATTCTATCTCTAGGATTTGATTAGTTTTAGTTAGTTCATCAAGTGCTTTATTGTATTCTTCAATGGAAAACTTATGTGGATTAATTTCTTCCATCACTTTTAAACTTAAATCAACTCCTTTGATTCCTTGCGATGAATTTACTATTCTAGTGATTATTTCTTCGTAGTTATTCATTTATTTCCTCTATATCTTTGATTGTTCCTATTTGTTGGCCAAATCTCATTATCTTTCCACCATCTTCAATTATTGCATAAGATATATCACGAAATGGATTAGCTAACATTTCTCCATCCTCTGTAAACTGGTCTAAAGGACATATATTTCCTTCACAAAAATCTGATGGGACTAGCCAATATTCTTCATCTCGAAATTTAATTTTCTTTATTTTAGTCATATTCTTCTTCTTCTAAGCGAGCTATAATATCTTCCAATGTTTCTATTTTAGAATTTTGTTCTTCTAATCTAGTTATCGCCATCTTGATTAATTCATTTTCAAGTAAATTTTCTTGGCGCCATATTTCTAGTTTCGCAACTAACTCATTTGTTGTCATAATCATACTTGTAATATTTCCCCTATAGTCTTTTTTCCTTCTACTTTGACTTTGTTCTTATTCTTTTCTCGCCATCTTTTTACAATCTGTTCAGCCATATCCTTTGCAAAATCATTCTCGTTCCAAGGAAGTGCTTCACCTTTATTCATTCCTTTATGGAAATAAACTCTTTTCCTTTCTACTATTCCGTGTAATATGGTATCTACTGTTCCTTCTGCTAAGATATATGTAACCGATACAGGAATGTCAGTTCTTGCGCCAATCCTTCTAAATCTACCCGGAGCAGCTTGGTCCTCATTTTGAGGATTCCATTGTCTTTCATGTAATATTGCATCACTACATGTTTGTAAATTAATTCCCTCTCCACTTGCTAGGGTAGATGCAATCATAAATGCGCGTGGATGTTTATTAAATCTTTCTTGCATCTCAAATCGTTCTAAGTCATTTAATTCTGCTGTCAACTTCATTACAGGAATATCTTTACCGAATTTTTCTTGAAACTGTTGATACAATATTTCTCCAACATCTTTATGATGAAAAAAGATACAGAGCTTACGGTCTGTTTCCTCAAAAAATTCTTCGGCAAATTCAACTGTAGCAGGTATTTTAGCTAATCCCATAATGTGTCTCATACGGGAGAGTTTAGCTAAAATTTGCATACCTGTTAGCTTTTCTTCATCACCACCTATTACTAAGTCATTATACCATTTGACAAATTCACCTTCTGCATCATCATATGTATCTTGTTCCAAATCGTCTAAATTACAATGAAATGGTGTTCTCGTAACATCAGGCATTTCAATTGCTACATCTGATATTTCACGGCGTAGTGCAATATCTTTAATGTATTCCTTAAATCTTTCTGGACTACGTATTCCACCTTCTTTACATCTATTTCCTTCCATCCATCTGTCCACCCATTGTCTGATATAGGCTTCGTATGAATAGAATTTGATGGGCGCGAGCATATTCAACACGCTAAAAAATTCAGAACCCCTATTTTTCCAAGGTGTGCCTGACAGAGCAATTACGTTTTTATCCTTTACTATCCGTCTGATTTGTTGTGTTCTCGTTGAATCTGGATTCTTGATTTGTTGGCACTCGTCCAATATGACGGTCTTTATTAGACCATCAAATTTCTTAATGTCAAATCCTTGTTTGATTTCTTTTCCATTTTTCGACTTGCGAGTCTTAGGAACCACAATATCATAGGAAATAATGTAACCTTTTAGTCCTGGAATCAGGTAGTCATTTGACCCTGATATGATTTGTGGCATGTATTCTGGTCCCATCCATGTTAATATCTGCTTAAACCATTGAAACTTAATAGCAGATTTTACCACGTATAGAACAGGGAATGCTTCGGGATGAAATCTGAGATAACCTAGTGCTTGGATGGTCTTACCTAATCCCATTTCATCAAATATCGCGGCACCTTTATTTATTGCTAGTGCCTGTTCAACAAATTGCATACCTTCTACTTGAAATGGAAATGGTCTGTATTTGCCACAGTTTAGGCAAATATTCTTATTGAACTCATGCTTACAACTTTTAACTAATTCTTCATCGTTATCACTTACAAGGGTCTGAAATGGTGTTCCTTTTGGAATACGTTTAATAAGAGTATGACCGCATTCTAATATTAACATCTTAATGTTAGGTTTGAATGGGTCATCATTCTCTATTAACTTTTCAGATTTTGATTTGGCTACTTTACCACAAAAGTCGCATTTGTCTTGAAGCCGTGTAATTTCATATTTAGGTCTGCGTATTACTTCTGTCTCATATGTAACCTGAACATCCGCGCCTGACCTAATGGCATCTATTACATCAGGTGATAACATCAAATTTGAACATGGTGCAGTATTATCGCAGCCAATCTCTTTAGCTTTAGATGCCCATACTTCATTATGTCCATGTGTAGGGCCAACTATAGCATGTGCTACTTCATGCCGTATTGTATTCATTAAATCAGGGTCTGAATGAATATCGATATGATGGGCATTTATGATAATACATTTGTCCTTGTATGAACAAAGGCCAAGAAAGCCTTTATCAACTGCTGTTATTCTAATATGCCAATCATTTAATCCGTGTAAATCTAATTCTTTTCGCAAAAAATTTGCGGCTTGTTCTCTTGTCATGATTTAATTCTTCTTTTGGCAGTTAAAATCTTTACGATGCCATTCTTTACATGCTGAGCACAAATTTCCTTTTGCCATTTGCCAACAGGATGCCATCTGTTGCTTATGTGTTGAACAGTATGACATTGAAATATCTGTTGGTTCACACTCTTTTGTTGGCATTTCAAATTCTACGGTGATAATAGTTTCTCTTATCATATTCTTATTTCTTTAACTTGAGCATTATTTTTCTGGCCTTTATTGCCTGTTCTTTTTGTTCCTCTTTCAGTTTCTTAATTGATTCTCTAAATTCTTTACTCTTATTTACTCTTGATTCCCATCCCATAGTTATGGCTCCTTTAATCCGACTCGTAAAATTACTTCTTAATTCAATAGTAGCTGGTGTTTCATGAGCTAATGCCGTGCATTCATCAAGATAAATGTTAATCATAATCCCTTACTCTTTAAATGATTGTAGGCCTGTTCAGGAGTCATATTCTTTGCCACACATATCATTTGTAAAGCCGCGAGTGGAACATTGGCTTTATTAGCCCATTCAACTAATTCGACTTTATCAAATCCTTTTTTAGTAGTTACTTTACTTACTTTAGGTTTAGTTTCAGATGGCTTGTAATTAATATCTTGTAGTTTGAGTCTTTCCCGTTCCTCAGTTCTTAAAGTAGAAGCCAATTGATTTAAGTAACTTTGAACTGCCCTTTGTTTAGTTGATTCTTCTGATATTTCTTGTTGCTTCTCGAATATAATCTTACTGAAATGTTTGTATCTATCCATCAACTGATTAGCCAATTCATATCGTTTATTCGTGATGTTTACATCATTTTCAATAGCTAATTTCAATTCATTGATAGATATTGTTTGTGCATTGAATATATCTTCTTTTACTGAAATGGAGTAATCGACCGCGCGTGACCTTTCAATTACTTCATTAATTCTTTTATCCTCTCCATTCTTATTTTCAGTTTGGAGTGCCTTCTCTTTTGCGATACATTCGGGACACATTAACATGGTCATGAATATATCACATTTACCAATGTATGAACATGCTTCACATGAAGCCATATCTGTATGTGATATAACATCATATTTACATACTCCACATTTGGTAGAATCAATTTGACTTGGTATGTATGAATGATTCATTATTTATTAATTCCAATAAAGTCCTGCCATGTAATTACCTTGGCTCCATAAAATTCTGCAATTTTATTTATTTTCTCGTTGAAAATTTTAGTCCAGTCCAAAAATTCTTTTGGACCTTTTGCATCTAATTTTCTGATAGAGAATAAAGTATCTATTTTGGCATATTCACTTCGTTGTCCCATTGAGTGAATAGCTGTCTTGCCCCATTGATGAATAATTCCGGCTAAATAATTATAATAATTATTATTATTATAATAATTATAATAATTATTATTATAATTATTATTATTATAATAATTATAATAATTATTATTATAATTATTATAATAATTATAATAATTATTATAAGCGTATATGCCAGAATTTACTTTTAATACTTCATGTGGTCCCTCTAGTTTATTCCAATGATAATCTTGAAATTCTGATTTGAGCAAATAACTATCATCCCTAACAGAAGTTTTCCAAGTTCGATAGCCAATTAAAGGACTATTTTCTGGTATTTGCTTAAATTCTTTAAAATCTGGTAAACACATTTGATTTATCCTTTACTTATTCAACATACCATGATTGAATATCATAGTCTCTAGTATCCCAATACCTAGCAGCCTTTGCATAAGAAGAAAATACTGCCACTACATTTCCTGTTGCTCTTGATTTGATTACATATACATTCATATGTGACCTTTCTTTTTCTTCTATTTCTGACCTTACATGGAAATTAATTAACTCGTATCTGCCCATTAATCATCGTGTGATACGATATGAATTGATGATTAATGGGCAGTTATGAATTAATTAGTTAGCCAAATGAATGGTCACTTTTTGACCAAAAGATTCCAATTGAATTGACTTCATTAAAGCCAATTCATATGATATGAAGCCTTCCGAGTATTCCTTATCGTTGAATCGCCATGAGACAATCCACTTAATCATTAGTTCATCCTTTCAATGAAAGTTTAGGTCCATTATTGTCTATTAAGCTATCTTCTCCCGTCCGTTGGCAGTTGAGACATGTAGGAAAATCATCCCGCATACTATATTCATCTAATTTGAATATATTGCCGCATCCCCAACAAATTGATTCCCGTCCCTCTACTAAGTCAGATAAGTGAGAAGGCATGAAATGATAACATGTCGCGCATCTCCATACAAATACATGTTTAAGTGAAGTCCGCATGTATTTATGAATATGCTTTTTTGGCGCTGTTTTGTTCATTTACTTAATCCAATCAAATGAGGTATCTAATCTTGCTTGACATAAATGGTTTTTTCATTATAAGATTGTCATGCTATATCGACTAGATACCTCAATTGAGTAAAATAGCTGAGTCAATCCACTTGTAATGGTATAGTTAGTTACAAGCTAACTACGTTACACCAGCTATTTTACTCAATTCAAGTATCTAGTTATTTTCCTTCTCTTGGTTTCATTACTTACTCAATTCAGGAATCTAGCTCTAGATACCTCTATTGGTCGCTCTACTAATTTGTTGTATTCTTTGTATATCTATTGCCACACTTAGAATACACTTTACTATGTTAAAGCGACCAATACAAGTAACCAAAACATGTATGTCCCCGAAAGAGGACAGTTCCGACTCACATACCAGTATACTATACCCTTGGTAGGAAGTCAAGTGTAAAAGTTACACGGTCAATGTGTGTAATGGATTACATGTAATTTGTGAGTTATTAAAAAAAAAAAAAAATAAAAAAGAAACTACTCCTTTCCGGCAGTGTAATTTTTACCCTACCCGGTCTAGGATGGGGGGAGTATACTGGTATAAGAGTCTATACTGTCCTCTTTTCCAGACATTACATGTAAACTAAACCAGTAGACCGTATTAACTTCCTGTATAGTTAATATAGG